GAGGAATACCCGCAGGCAAGGAGCAACGCGGGACAGGCGGAAAAGACAGCGGAGGATATGGTTACACTGGTGACTGCCTATTATAAGAATGACAGCGGCGGTATAGGCGTTTACCGCTGGGTAGGCGATACAGAGGTTCAAAGCCTGAAGGATTACTTTGCCAGACGCTTAAGACGCTGTAAGAAGTGCGCTCAGACAGTATCAGAGGATGATAAGGAGTGCCCTGTATGCGGTGCGAAAGCCTTTGAGTACACGGATGAAAAGACAACTCAGCTTGACAGGGAGATAACGATAAATACCCCTGATGGGCCTGAAACAATACCGCAGTCACAGCCGGCAGAGTATGGGATGGATTACGTGTACGACGATAATAACGGCATAATGCTGGACGGTACAGGCGCACCAATGATGACCGAGGTAATGATACAGGAGGAAAGACCGTCTGAGATACCGATTTATAAGCCGAATATATACCCCATAGTCATAAGACGGAATATATCAAAGAATAACAGCTTGATGGGCGGTTCGGACGTAGACAGTATAGAGGACCAGCAGGAGCTTATAAAAAAGCTGGGAGACAAGATACAGGAAAAGCTTTTAAAGGGCGGCTCATATGTAACGTTCCCTAAAACTGTCCGCATCAAAAAGACCGATGAGGAGTTAAAGATAATCGAGGTGGACAGCCCTGCGGATATACAGTCAATACAGGTGCTTAACATACAGCCTAACATCTCAAACGATACAGCATATATGGATATAGCGTATCAGGCGGCAAGGGATACGATAGGAATTACCGACAGCTTCCAGGGCAGAAAGGACACAACAGCGCAGTCAGGCGAGGCAAAGAAGTTCGCGGCGGCGCAGTCAGCCGGAAGGCTTGAAAGTAAGCGTGTTATGAAGCAGGCAGCCTATCAGGAGGTGTTTGAACTGATGTTTAAGTTTATGCTTGCCTATGCCGACGAGCCAAGGTCAACCAACAGCCAAAGCCCAGTAGGCGATGTGGAGTATGGTATATTTGACCGTTACAGCTTCCTTGAAAGAGACGCAACAGGGGAATTGTATTGGAATGACGACTTCCTTTTCAGCGTTGATACAACTAATAACATGGCACAAAACAGAGAAGCGTTGTGGAGCTCCACAAGGGACGCTTATCAAAGTGGAGCATTCGGCAACCCTCAGGACATAGACACACAGATACTTTACTGGGCCACAATGGAAAGGTATCACTATCCCAACGCGGGTAATATATGCAATACACTGAAGGATAAAAAGGCGCAGCAGGAGCAGATGATACAGGCACAGCAAACCTTGGCTCCTACAGGCGGTGACTTGCAGCAAGCGGGTAGGGGTGTCGGAGCTTTGGATTTGAATGCCGGAGGACAGCTAATATAGGGAGGCGATGCACTGTGAAATGTGAAAAATGTCGAGTGGAAATGGAAATATCCAAGGGGGAGCGCCTGTCGGACAGCCAGTACCGGCAGGTATTCCAATGCAGGAACAAATCATGCAGTGAGTACCATAAACCGATAGAGGTAATCAGAGAAGCTTCACAAGGATAGAAAGGCGGTGGTCCTAATATCTCGCAGCCCTGCGTTAATGGGTGTCCTGAGCATGACATAAAAGGGCTTTATTTTTATGGAAAGGAGGGGATTTCATGGGTAAAGGAATGAACACATTAAACGGCAAAGTAAAGCATACAGGCAGCATGTATGTAGAAGCAGAGCACAAAAACGAAGGCGGCAAGAAGCCTACAGTAGCAAAAGGCGGAGATTTAAGGAGCAAACATTAACCTCTACAAACTGTGTTGTCACAGCGCAGGGTAGGAGCGTTACAGAAAGTAAGGTTTGCAGGCCGGAGGACGGCTAGATTAAGGAGTGATAAGTAATGACTGAAGAAGAATTTATGAGCTTAGGCGACCCCGTTACAGAGGATGAGGAAATACAGGAAGATGTTGAATTAACAGATAATGAAGAAGCTGCCGAGGCTGAGGCAGAAACGGTTGAGGAAGAAACCGGCGAGGAAGCGGAGGAAGCACAAGAGACTACAGAAGAAGCGCCTGCGCCTCCTGCTCCGCCTCAGATTAATCCTGAGGAAGCAAGGCTGAGGGCAGACGCATACCGTCAGAAAATGGAGTATGAGCAGGAGTTCAGAAAAGTGGTTGGGAAGATGAACCCATATAGGGGGACTGTTATAAGCACTCCTGAGGAATACGAGGCTTATAAAACCGACCATGCAAACGCTAAACAGCAGAGCCTAATGCAGAGAATACAGCAGGGTACAGCCACAGCAGATGAGCTTCAGACCTATGTACAGTCAATTGTAAAACAGCAGCTCCAGACCTCTCCTGAAATACAGAGGGCGCAGATGGCAGCACAAAAGGCTGAACAGGCTGAAAGACTGGCAAGGATAGAAAGCGGAAAGAACCGTTTGCAGGCAGATATTGACGCGCTTAATAAGGAGTATCCGTCATGCGGCATAAAAAGCGCGGAGGATATAAAGGACCCGGCTATAGTTAATTATATGCGCAGGGGGCTTTCAGTAAGTGAGGCGTATTATCTTACCCATAGAGCGGAGCTTGCAAAGAAACAGCAGGAGGCAGCAAAGCAGGCGGTAATCAATCAGGCCAACAGCAAGAACCACCTAAAAACTATAAAGGGCGGGGCAAGTGATGATATAAGCGTACCTGATGATGTAAAGGAGCAGTATAAAAAGTTTTTCCCGGATTGGACGGATAAACAAATAGCACAGGATTATAAAAAGCATAGCTAAAGGAGGAATGAACAGATGTTTAAAATAGCAAAAAGAGCAGTGGCGGACGTGGAGCCGATTATTCACAACCTGCCTGTAACAGCGGAGGAAACATATAGTCTTGGAGAGGCGTTAAAGCTTACAGGAGGCAAGCTTACAAAGGCAGGGGCGACAGATAAGCCAACACATATTTCAGTAGGAAGCCAGCCTGACGCAAGCGGCTGTCTGCCTGTAATTGCGGTAAGGGGCACAACATATTTTGAGGTTGAGGCAACGGCAGTGGTAGCAGCAAGCCTTGTAGGTTCTGCTGTAACGCTTGGCACAGACGGACTTAGTGTAACAGCTACAACAACAAGCGGAGTATTTACAATAGACGAGACAAACGGCGACAAGTTAGTTGTCGGCCATTTTGCATAAGGAGGGAGATAAACAATGGCAGGAATTATTTTTTCAGAGGGCAGCGGCGTAAATGACAGTATATTCGGTAAATCGCAGGCACCTATAAAAGCAATGATTGAGCAGGGAGTTGAGAGCTTCCAGCAGATGAGCTGTATAGATAAGATTTTCTATATGGATAAGAGTACAAACTTTGCCGAGAAATACACTCAGGAAACATCACTGGGAGACTTTAAGAACGTAGGGGAAAACGGGGCGTATCCCAAAACATCTATGCAGGAAGGATACAGTAAGATAATTACGCCCTCTACATGGAAAAGCTCCTTTGAGGCCACACAGGAAATGATAGAGGATGCTAAATTCGGCAAAATTAAATCCAGAGCAAATATCTTTGCCACAAGCTACAACAGGACAAGAGAGAAATTCGCCGCTACACTTCTTGCAGGCGGCGTTAATAAAAAAACGACTATAGACGGTATAGCTTACGATACGGCAACCGCTGATGAAGCGGCGCTGTTTAGTTCCGCGCATACTTCCATTACAAAAGGAACGACAAACCAGAGCAACATATTTAAGCACGCATTTTCACAGAAGACTATGGACTATATGCAGGAGGCAATGCAGAAGTTTAAAGACGACGACGGCAACCTGCTTAATGTGGCGCCTGATACAATTATCATACCAAATAAGGGAGAGCTTAAAAGGGATGTATTTGCTGCCATAGGTTCAGAGCTTGACCCTGGTACGAGCAACAATGCGATAAACTTCCAGCTTGGACTTTGGAATGTAATTGTTTGGAACTACCTTCCTTCAGAGATAGGCGGAAAACCTTATTTTATAATGCTGGACAGCAAATTCAATAATGATTATATGTGCCTTCCCTGGATAGATAGAGTTGCGCTTACAGTACATAGTGGTATAGACCAGAATACAGACGCTAACGTCTGGAAGGGCAGAGCGCGTTATGGAGCGGGCTTTAATAACTGGCGTTCAATAGCAATATGCGGAGAAGGCTTAACAGGCGGAACAGCGTTATACACAACAGCGTAAAGGGGTGAGGCCCTATGAATTGGGGAGACTTAAAGCTTATCACTCTTCAAAAGCTGTTTTCAAACGACACGTCACAGATAATAGTTGATGATACAACCTCGCCATACATAGCGGCCATGCCGGGAGCGGCCAACGCCTGCCTTAACTATATAGCTTCATCAGTAAGGCATATCATTAAGTCGGTGGAGATAACCCAGGCCGGGACAGAAACAGGCGTAAAGCGCTATCAGATGAAGGAGCTTGCACCGGACTTTTATTCCCTTGATAAGGTATATTACGGCAGCGGCCTAAGGCGCACCTATGACTATAGATTTATAGGCGTTGATACGCTGCTGCTTGACGGCAGTACAGCGGGAACATTTACAGTTTTCTATGAAGCATACCCGGCAGAGATTACAGCAGATACAGCGGAGGATTACGAAATGCCGCTGTATCCTGAGGTGTGCTCTCTGATACCCTGGTTTATGGCCTCACAGTTGTATAAGGATGACGACCCGTCGCTTTCAACGGTTTACTGGAATGAGTTTTCGGCACTTTTGGAAGAGATAAAGAATAACTTTAGTGATAACAGCGGCTATGATGATGCGTTTGTGGATACAAAAGGCTGGTGGAGCTGATGAGACAGTTAAGAGTGCCGTCGCCATTGGAGAAGACGGTAACAACAATTAAAAACTTTAAAGGCGTAGACCTTACAAACGCTCCAACCAACGTAGCGGACGGAAGAAGCCCGGAGGCGCCTAACATGATAAGGGACACTCCGGGCAAGGTCCGTAAAAGAATGGGGTACTATCTTGATAAAGAGTACCCCGATGTTATTTATGGTGTTCATCATCTGAAAAATATAAGGTTTGTTCATGCCGGAAACAAGCTGTATCAAGATGAAACAGTACTTTACAGTGATATGAATACAGCACGTTCAAAGGCGTGGGCCCTTGGGGACAGACTGTATATACTCGATGGAAAGACTTATCTTGTACTCGGCAAGTTTGGGGCCGATGATACCTACAGCGTAAAGCCTGTAACAGAGATAGCAACTGTGCCCACAACCTTTATTTCAAGAAAGCCAAACGGCGAGGGTATAAGGTTTCAGGAGATAAACTTTTTGCAGCCTAAATTTATAAATGAGTTTTTGGCCGATGGAGAGACAAAGGTATATCAATTGTCATTGGATGAGCTTAATTCTGTTGATAAGGTTGAGATTATGAACACTGACGGCGACTGGGAGGAAAAAAAGGTTACAACAGATTACACGGTAGACTTGAAGCTTGGGACTGTCACCTTTAAGACAGTACCCGCAAAGTCGCCTGTATCCGGCCGAGACAATGTAAGAATAACGGCTAGCAAGACTATAGAGGGGTATGCTGATACGATTAATCGCTGTACCATTTCAATAGTTTACGGAGTACAGGGAGCTACAGACAGGCTGTTTGTGGGCGGTAATCCTGAATATCCTAACCGGGACTGGTTCAGCGGTCTTAAAAGCGTATCTCCAAAAAGCACCGAAGAGGATGAGACAACAAAAACAGAGTCGTTAGAGGATTTTACTTTCTTTGGGGACTTAAGCTATTCAACCATTGGACTGGATACAAATGAGATAGTAGGTTATTCACTTGTAGGGAATTACCTGGCCGCTCATAAAAGCGACGGCGCAGACGGAAGAAACGTAATTATGCGCTATGGCGAATATGTGACACAGAATAATATAGAACGCGCCTCCTTCCGCATCGTTGGTACCATTCAGGGAGCGGGAGCGATAGGAAAATACAACTTCGCATATCTGAATGAAAGCCTGTTCGCTACAAAGCTTGGTATATACGCCATAACGGCGCAGGACATCACAGGGGAGAAATATACACAGGGGCGGTCGTTTTATATAGACGGGGCTTTATCAGGCGAGGATTTGGAAAACTCCTACGCAATCGCATGGAAGGATTTTTATGTTCTGGCCACCGATAAACGGATATATCTCCTGGACAGCCTGCAAAAGGTGTATGAGAAAAACAATCCCTACAGCAGTTACCAGTATGAGTGCTATTACTGGGAGATACCAAATATAAGCGTCCTGTTTACCGAGGATGATACTCTGTGCTTTGGTACTGATGACGGCAGGATAATGAAGTTTTATACCAATAAAAATCAGCAGACCTCCTACAATGACGACGGAGCACCCATAAAAGCGCGCTGGGATACCAACGCAATGGACGGGGAGCTGTTTTATAAAAAGAAGAACTTTAAATACCTGTCGGCCTCAATCGCGCCGGCAATCGCTACAGGCTTTGAGGCATGGGCGCAGGTAAAGGGACTATGGACAAGGCTGTATGACAGCGGCGCAAAGGCAAGATACTTTGATTTCACGTATATAGATTTCAGCAAAATAAACTTCTCATCGGATACGACGCCCAGGACACTGGGACATAAGATAAGGCTGAAGCGGGTGGATAAGGTGCGGTTTTCCTTCAGGAATGAGGAATTAAACGAGCCGTTTGGACTGTATGCGGTAGGAACGGAGTTTACGGAAAGCGGGAATTATAAACAATAAACACTATTCCACACAAACTGTGTAGCCGTGGCGTGGATTAGGGGCGTTTAACACGGTAAACATTGTACGCCGCAGGACGGCTAATTTTCGTAAATATTGCAAGCCGCAGGACGGCTAAAAAGGAGTGATTAAATGGGAGAAAAAACTTATATAGCAAGACAGGATACCCTTGAGACAGTGCAAAGCAAAGCAACGGAAATACTGGAAGGCCTCGGATTTTCCGGGGGGGGTATTGAGAGTACTGTAGTTGAAATGTTGCAGGAGATAAAAACCTCAAACACACCAAAAAGGCTGATACCTTCGTATTCAGATGTTTACTATGTAAATCGGGAAATATTTAAGCATACAGGAGAGAGAGCAACATTTGATATACTTAAACTTACTGCAAAATATACAGGAAAAATAATGTTCCATGTTAAAGTCGGAGCGACTTATAAGAATACAGGAGTACCAGAGAGCGGTTCAGTTATAATTACAGCGAACGGTGAAACTATAATATCATTCGCTTCGTCGTATTCAACTACCTCAAACGAATACTGGGTGGTTTATGATGTGGTTGAGAATGTCGAATATGACATCAAAGTATCGTTAAAATCGCCAATAGTAGAAGGTTCAAATCATAGCGCAAGCCTTAGATTGATAGAGGTATTGCAGAAAGAAATATATAATGAACCATTTATAATAGAGGAGGCGATTTAAATGAATTACAGTTATGCCCAGTTAGATAGTAACAATATATGTGTACATGTATTCAATTCAACTGCTTTTGTAATATCAGAAAATTTGGTGCAAATAGATAGGAATGATACAACACTAATCGGTAAGCAGTATATCAGAGGGGACTGGATAGAGCCGGAGCCGCAGCCAACCAATGCCGATATATTGGCAGAGGTAAAGAGAACACAGTCAGAGATAATAGACGAATACACCCTGGAACTCATGGAAAGGGGTGTGCTATAAGCGCTTTAGCAATTGATTAAAGTCAGATTTTACTAAGACAACCGACAGGCTGTCTATTTTTTCAGAAAGGAGGAAGAAGATTGGCGGACATATTTAATAGAATAACCCCGTCGGACTATGCCAATAAGGGCATAAGGACAAAAAGCAATCCCTTGGAGCTTCCGGCAGCGGAGGCACAGAGGGCCTTTGACGAGCTGTCCCTTGACGTTATTATCCCAAAGGTCAACGTCATAGTTGATGAGCTGAACACACTGGCCATTGATAAGCGTATACCGTCAGAGGATATAAAGGGAATGCGCCTAAATGCCGATAAGGTAATAGAGGTTACAACAGACGGAATAAGCTATGAGGCCACAGGCTCCAGCGGTCATATAGTCCTTGACGGCGCCGGTACAGAGTATCCACAGAGAAGCCGCTTACAGTTTAATAACGTGAACATTCATGACAGCGGCAGCGCAACTGTAATAGAAGGCGTACAGGGCATTCAGGGAGAAAAGGGCGACAAGGGTGATAAAGGCGACAAGGGAGACAAGGGCGATAAAGGCGACTTAGGCCGTGCATGGCTGCCAAACATCAGCTCAAACGGAGATTTGAACTGGGCGCAGTCAGACACGACAATCCCGCCTGCAACAGTAAATATCCGAGGTCCCCAGGGCGTGCAAGGCGTACAAGGTATGCAGGGAGCCACAGGCCCGACAGGCCCTCAGGGAATACAGGGTCCAAGAGGTGAACAGGGAGTACAGGGAAAGCAAGGCGAGCCGGGTCCGGCGGGTGCGGCAGGCACACCGGGATTAAAGGGTGACAAGGGAGAACCAGGCATACAGGGACCTAAAGGAGATAAAGGAGAAACGGGTCCGGCAGGCCCGCAGGGAGAAAGAGGCCTCCAGGGCATACAAGGGCCAACCGGCGCCCAGGGTCCAAAGGGAAATGACGGAATAGACGGAAGAAGCTTTGTAATCCAGGATGTATATTCGACTCTAGCGGCCTTAAGAAACGCCATACCAAACGGAGATGAATACGCCTATCTTGTATCAGCGGATAAAAATGTATACATATGGTCAGAGCTTGAAACGGATTGGAAATCCCTAGGCCAGCTTCAAGGGCCGGAGGGACCGCAGGGGCCAGTCGGAGCGCAGGGCGTACAGGGACCATCGGGAACACTGACAATAAAGCAGGTCATAACAGGAGAACCGGGAACGGCGGCAAGTGTTGTAAACGAAGGCAGCACGGAGAATGCGGAGCTGGTTATAACAATACCAAGGGGAGAGAAGGGCGAAAAAGGCGATACAGGCGCCCAAGGCTTAAAAGGTGATAAAGGAGACAGGGGCGATACCGGAGCAGCAGGACAGACAGGCCCACAGGGCATACAAGGAGTACAGGGAATACAGGGAGAGACAGGACCGCAGGGGCCACAGGGCTTGCAGGGAGTAGCAGGAAAGGACGGTATTTCCGCGTATCAGAGCGCTGTAAATGGAGGGTATACAGGGACAGAGACGGACTTTAATGCTGCACTTGCTGTTGTCCCACCACAGGAGCAGCAGAACACATGGACGGGAAAAGTAGGAAGTGTAAATGGGAAAACAGGACAAAGCATAACTCTTACGGCGGCGGATGTGGGGGCGGTGGCTCTGGAGGATAAAAACACGATAGTTGACGATACAACAGGGAAAAAGTATGTGCTGGGAATTGATAACGGCGGGCTTTATTATAAGGAGGTTTTATAATTGGCAGGAGAGATTTATATAGCAAGGCAGGATACCCTTGAGGCCGTTCAAGGCACGGTCGAGGGAATAGACACAAAAGCGGACACAACAATAAATACCCTCGGAAATTTTGCGGGGGGGGGTAT